GCCACGCTGCTTGCCTTTTTGAACGTCTGCAAAAGACGGAATATCTGCTACCACAACAAAGTCCTTGTCATAGCCCAAGACATTGACTTCATCGTTGGGCTGATGTGCTACATCCAGTGCAGCTTTATGGGCTGCGCTGGATATGTAGTCATCGGTGACACACTCGTGAACCCGGCAACGGCCTACGACAGCCGCGGATTGCTGCCCGCAGGACCACAAAACCGCATCTGGTATATGCCGCTTTTCTCAACCGATGTGTGGTATATGCGCCGCCAGATAGCGCAGATGAACCTGCTGTTTGAACCGAAAGGCGAACCTGCAAAAATCGAAAAAGCAGATACTAAGCCCGCAAATTTACAAAAATCTATCAAATCAGTACCAAAAGAGCCTGAAAAACAGGACTTTAAGGAAACCAGAACCGGACAACTCACATTTTTCTAAGGAGCCAAATCATGGAACATGGAACAAAAGACCCGCGCGTTCGGGGATATGCTAAAACCTATGGTGTTCCCATCGAAAAGCTGATAGCGCTGGAAAAGCGGCTGCTGGGAATCCCTCATATCACAGAGGTGGATTTTGATGCCAGCGCGCTGGAATCCAAACAACTCTGCGTTCTCACTGGATACGACATTCGCCCTGACGTGCAGGACTACTGGGAGAGGCGCGACTATACGCGCAGCGCTGTCGTTGGAGCGGCCAAAGAGAACGACCTGACCCGCACGGGGGACAGGATTGAAGATTACGGTGAGCACTTCTACTTTGTGTTCAATGCCGCCGCGTGGTTTGAAAAGGAGTAAATCACTATGGCAGATATCACTTATATCCCTATCCGGCAGCTTCACCCGCACCCGGATAACCCCCGCAAGGAGCTGGGCGACCTATCCGAGTTGGCGGCCAGCATCAAGGAAAACGGCGTGTACCAGAACCTGACGGTCATTCCCGGCCACTACCTCAGCAGCCGGGAGTACATCAGCAAGTGCGTTGACGAGGGCGGCGATGCAGCCGCCGCCGCAGCAGCATGGGCTCCCAAGGTTATGTGGGTGGGTGACGACTACACCATCATCATCGGCCATCGCCGGGCAGCGGCAGCGCAGCAGGCCGGGCTTTACGAGCTGCCCTGCGCCATCGTTGAGATGGATGAGCGGGAGCAGATGCAGACCATGATGGTGGAGAATATGCAGCGGTCAGACCTCACCGTCTACGAACAGGCTCAGGGCTTCCAGATGATGATGGACTTTGGGCAGACCGTGGAGCAGATCTCCGACAAATCCGGCTTCTCACAGTCCACCGTTCGGCGGCGTATCAAGCTGCTGGAACTGAACCACGACAGCTTCAAGAAAGCCGAAAAGCGCGGTGCAACCCTGTCTGACTTCGCCCAGCTGGACAAAATCGAGGACTTGGAAGCCAGAAACCGGGTGTTGGAGACCCTCGGCACCCAGAACTTCAACAGGGCTATGCAGGATGCGCTGGAACAGCAAAAATGGCAGCACCAAAAGGCCGAATGGATTGAGCAGCTCAAAAAATTCGCCGTGGAAGATTCGCAGGCCACCTACCAGACACACGAACACGTAAATGCGTATGGCAAATGGGGTACAAAAAAGGAAGTCATCATGCCGGAAGATGCCGACAAGGTTGCTTATGTCTATAAGGTCAGTGAAAATCAGATTGACCTGTATAAACCTCGCGATACGGATGCCGAGGATGCTCGCAACTCAGCGAGAGAAGCCGCAAGAGCCACCGAGAAGCTTGCGAGAGAACAGTTTGCCGCCGTCACGAAGCTCATGTATGAGCTGCGCTGGGACTTCGTGAAAAACCTGACTCCCGCAGAGTGCAGAAAGCACCTGCCGGAAATCTTGGCTTATTCCACCCCGGTTCTGACCGAATATCGGCACATGGAGGACGACGAAAATGTGTTGCGGCTGCTCGGCATCGGTCTGGATGAGCAGATTCGGGAAGACACGGAATTGGAAGATGCCCTGAAAATGTTCAACGCTTACGATACCGAGCCGGAGAAGATTCTCTTGGCGGTTGCCTTCGATGCGACGGACGGTAGTCGTGAGGGCTATTGGAGCACGGAATGGAATGGACCGACAGGTGCAAGCAAGTTCGTTCACCGCAAAAATGACGACCTCGACAGCACCTATGAACTGCTGACCGCCCTCGGCTATGAAATGGCCGATGACGAAAAGGCCTTGCAGGACGGCACCCACCAGCTTTTTGCGGTGTATGGATCCGGCAGCAAAGCGGACACACCCTGTGATAAGTGCAAAGCTGCTCACCCTGAATGCGACAAGTGCTGCAAAACTTGCGACGACCACTGCAATGCGTTCCAGCTGTGCAGAAAGGAGTATGGCGAATGACCGACCTTGTAAAGTGTGACCGCTGCGGTACGCCGTTCAGCATCCAGACCGCCGGCATCCGCGCCACATGGAGCGGCGACTACATGGTGCAGTATTTCACCTGCCCTGGCTGCCACCATCGCTACCAGATTCTGACCACGGACACCGAGCTGCGCCAGACCATCCAGAGGCATAAGGCCATCGCCGCAAAAATCAAGCTGGGCCAGACTAAGCATTTCCGGCCGGGAACGCTGAAAAAGTATCAGGCTGAAATGGAAAAGCTGGAGGCTGAGCAGAAAAAGCGGCGGGATGAACTGCTGGACAAGGGCAACGAGATCCTCGCCGCACTGGGAAAGGAGTAACCCATGGACGACTTAAAAGAATATGCAGACCGCCTCAAATTTGAAATTGTGGCTGCCGACTTTCTGAGCACCGAAGACCAGGAAATGGTCTTTGACCTCATCGAGAAAGTGCTGGGTGATACCGATGCCTGACCAGTTTTTCATCAACATTGCGCTGCTGGCCGTTGGCGTGTCCATCGGGGCGCTGCTGGGCGAAACCAGCCGCCAGCAGCACGACCGTGCTCTGTTCCGGGAGTATATCAACTTCATGGCCGAATCAGAGCAGAAAAACGAATTGCTTTTCCGTGAAGTGATTCATTTCCAGACACAGAAAGGAGCCTCCCATGAGGAAGAACAGGAATAACCGCCCGCCGGAAGTCGGCGCACGGGGGCTGCTGCGGCTGCGCTGCCCCTGCTGCGGTAAGGAGTTCGGTACATACCTCCACGTTTCGCAGATGTCCATCGGCTGCCGCTGCGGGGCCACGATCTCGCTTGAACGTGGGCTTGCCCACTATGAGTTTGAGTGTGGGTGCTGCGGGCTGCACGCCAAAGGCCAGACCAACATCGAGGATTTGGAAATCACCATCCCCTGCAAGTGCGGCAATCCCATCACGTTGCACTGGGACAAGGACAAGCGGAGGTACATCGAATGACCCTTGAGGAAGCCTGCCGCCTCATCGACCCGGCAACGGATTTGGACGCTCTGGCCGAGATTGAATATTACAACGGCTTCAAAGGCAAAGACGCTGCTGCCAAAGCCCTGCACGAGGCCAGCCAGATGGTCGTTGACTTTGTGCGCCAGATGTCATGGCATGATGCCAAGAACCCGCCAATCGCCCATGAAGAAAGCTGGGAATGCGCCGGCGAAAAGCACTGCGCCGTGATAAGCGACATCGTATGGGTGTGCTGCGAGAGCGGCCACACCATGAAAGGCTGGGTCGAAAACGGGACGTGGCACATTGAGGATGGCCACCGTGCAGAGGATGGCCACTACGGGCATGTGAAGCTGTGGGCACCGCTGCTGGAGCCGCCGGAGGTGAAAAAATGAAAACCATCACAGTTAAGCATGAGGTTTCGCCGGGTCGTGAAAGTTGCGAATTCGGCGGAGATTTTTGGGGCAAAGAGGTATGCAAATACCATGCACTACGCACCCAAACTCACGGAAACAAGGCTCCGCCTGAATACAGGAAGCCGAAGTGCCTGCTGTTCAACTGCTGGCTCGAAGAGCCGTACAAAAAGTGCGAACCCTGCCGCAGGGCGTGCGCGGAGGTTGACGAAAAGTGAAAGCAGTTCTTTTGAGCATCCGGCCCGAATGGTGTAGCCGTATCTTTTCGGGCTGGAAAACGGTGGAAATCCGTAAGACAAGACCGGTCTCGTTGAAAGAACCTTTTAAGTGCTACATATATTGCACGAAAGGAACGAAATTTTTCTGCTGGAAAGCCGTTGACCATTTATATTTCGACGATAGGCCTCATAAGATATTCGACCGCAGGGCTGACGGAATGGTTGTCGGCGAATTTATCTGCGATGACATCCGACGCATTGGCCCTGAATACTGTGTCGTCAAAGAAGATATCGAATCTGCAATTGCTGGAAGCTGTCTCACAGTACCGCAAGTCAAAGACTATGCCGGATGGAAGTCCGGGATGAGTTATGCAGATTTGAAAGACTTGTATGGCTGGCACATTTCCGACCTGAAAATTTATGACAAGCCGCGCGAGCTGCGGGCGTTTACGGGCTTGCTAAACACGCGGTTTGGTGTGCGTCCCGTGGAAGTGCAGCGACCGCCCCAGAGTTGGTGTTATGTGACAGAAAGGATGGACGAATGAACTGCCTGTCCTGCGAGAACTACATACCCCTTGACCCGCCCATCCGGCGAACCGATGCCCACGGCCAGACCTACGAAGTGCCGGGCCTGTGCAAAATTGGTGCAGACCACATAATTTGTGGACTTCCGGTCTACCTTCCGACAGCAAAATGTGATAAAATAATAGAGGCGCCGCCGCAAGACGGTAGCTGAATTATGACGGAGGTAGGTTGTGACATTACAGGAATTGTCCAAGTACTATGACATTCAGATGACCCTCGAAAAAGACCGTGAAGCCTTGGAGCGACTGCGACAAAGAATCACTCCCGCCTCCCCACAACTGACCGGGATGCCCCACACGCCGGGTGTCCGGGATAAAGTCGGAGATCTGGCTGTAGAGTTGGCCGACATGGACGAGCGCATCCGCTGGCTGGAAGAGCTGGCAGCGCAGGAAAAGCCCAAAGTCGAGGCCTACTGCAAGAGCATTGTGGATGCTCGGATGTATCTGGTTTTCAGACTGCGGTTTATCCGCTGCTACTCATGGGCCGAAGTTGCCGGAGTTCTGGGAAAAGGATATACCGAAGATGGGGTCAGCCGGATGGCGTACAACTACCTCAACAAAAACTGACCGATAAGCCCTGCGTTTGCAGGGCTTTTTATTTTTGCCCCAAAACTGAAATTCAAATCAGAAATCCACACAAAATCAGCTCAAAATTGAAATGAATTTAACTTTTACCCCCTGAAAAGTTGAATTCAAAGTGGAAATCGTTGAGAATCAAGGGGATGGTTTCACTCGCTGTCGGACGTTGTCGGATGGTTTCGGATGGATGCCGAAGCTTACCGATGGATTCAGATGACAACGGACGCTCCGAGTGATATGATTAGGATGCAAAATTCAAATCAAGCCAAGCGGTGCTCACCATTCCCGGTGGGTGCCGCTATTTTATTGCCTGAAAGGAGGATTCCGGGCCGCACGTTGCTCCTTTGCGTGTGGCATCACCGCAGCACCCCGAAAAGCAGAGGTGCTGCAACCGGGCATTTCGCCGTGCCCGGCCACAAAGAAGGAGATTTTCCATGTATCAGAAAATCAAGGCAAAATTCAAGGCAAACCCCACCATTTTCTACGCCTGTTCCATCGTTGCATCATGGGCAGGAGTCGGCTCCCTGATGAACTTCCGCACGCTGGCCATCAACAACGGCGCTGCTGCGGCTATCATCTGGGCGGTTTTCAACTCGCTGGCCTGTATCTTCTTCGGTCTGTTTGCGGAGTACATCCCGACCGTCCGGCGCATCATGCAGAGCAAGGTGATGTTCTACTTCATCGGCTTTTTGACCGTGTTCCAGACATGGACGCAGATGTCCGGCATCTATGAGATCTTCGGCGACACGCCGATCGGCACCACCGGAGGCACATTGATTGTCTACGGCACCTGCCTTGTGTTCCTGTTTATGCTTCTGAAAGAGGGCATGATTCGGAACGTCCTGTCTGATGGCTTTTCATGGGTGGTTGTTTACGGTCTGCTGGCAGTCGTTGTCATTGCCGCGCTGGTATACACCCACGGTGCATTCGTCAACATCGACCCCGGCCTGAATGCTGCCGGTATCCAGACGGGCCTCTACAAAGGCTTCCTGCTGCTGCCCGGCCCGTTCACTTATCCGTACTACTACTCGCTGTTCTCCTACAACGACAAAAATGAAGATGGCACCCAGCACGGCAACATGAAAAAGTCCTTTGTGCTGGCTGGCGTGATGTTCGGTGTCTACATGGTGCTGGCTGCGCTGCTCACATGGGTCAATTTCAGCCCACTGCTGAACACGCTCAAGGCTATCCTGATCACCATCATTGCGCTGTCCTCGCTGTCCACCTACCTCTATTCGGAGTATCTGGTGTTCGGTGAGAACATCGGCTTTCTCATTGACGTGCTCACTGTTACCTCGTGGCAGCTCGTGATCCCGCTGGGTGTCATGGGCATCTGGACGCTGATGAGTGAGCTTCGGGTGTACATCATCATCTTTGTGCTGCTGGCCTCCGTGGTCCTGCACCTCGTTTCTGACCGAAAGGAGGATGCACGATGAAAATCACGGTAAAGAAGCTGTCCGAGCTGCACAAGCCCACCCACAACATCCGCCGGCATTCCGAGAAGCAGTTGACCGAGTACATCCGCAGCATTGAAATGTTCGGGCAGGTCAAGCCGCTGGTCGTGGCCGAGGACGGTGAGATCATCGCCGGTAACGGTTTGTATGAAGCGCTGCTCCGCATGGGCCGGGAAACCTGTGACTGCTATGTCATGGTCGGCCTGACCGATGTTCAGAAGAAAAAGCTCATGATGGCCGACAACAAGGTCTATGAGCTGGGATTCACTGATGTGGATGCCATCGAGGAACTGGTCAAGGAGCTGGACGGTGATGTGGATGTCCCGGGCTGGGATGCCGATCTGTTGGAAATGCTGAACAGCACCGAGGATGAAGCGGACGAAATGATTGGCTCCTACGGAGAATTC